GGTCTAATAAAGTAAAGTCTACACCAGAATCTGATGATACTATTCCGTTAGTCGATACAACTCCTGCATAATCTAAGTCGGCAACATAACCACCACTCCCATCTGATTTAGCTGGTACGGTTTGTGTTACTTCTAATTCTACTGATGCCGGAACTGCAGTTCTTGGTTTGTATCCATAGGATTGTGCTATGTTGTAAACATTTTTCTTTTCTTCGGCATAGTTTAATAAAGTTTCTCTGTATTGATTATCAACATAATAATTCAATACATCTCCAACATAAGATGCCATTTCAACAAACATCATACCTGGTGATGATTCGTTAAAGTCATTATATTGTGTTGGGAAATAAGTTTTGGCAAACTCAATTAGATTTTGTCTAACTGAAGAGAAATCTCTACCAAGATAACTTACTTCTTTTTTTACTACTTTTTTATTTGTGTTGTAATCAACCGCCATTTTATTCTCCTACTTCAAAGGTAAATGTAATTGTATCCAGAGAGTCTGGTTCAAGTGTTGTAGAATATTCCAACGATGTTAAAACCTGGTTAGGATTTCTATCATCTTGCACTACAACTAAATTATTTACATTAACATAAGGTAACCAAGTAGATAAAGATTCTCTAATATCATTTTCTACATTTTCTAAACTTGTTGGTGTTATTTGTTCGAACAAAAGACTTTTCAAATTAGAACCAAAGTTCGGTTGAAATATCCTTTCTCCTTTTTCAGTTAATAATAAATTTCTAATATTAGATTTTACTTGTTGTCTAATTGTTTTTGTCTTACGAAAAAAACCTTCTTGACTATAATCTAATGGAAATTCTATTCCAACATAAATGTCATCATCTCTATCTATTTCTCTAACATTTGCCATTATGGTCTAAAGTTCTCACCTTTTTTCTTATTGTTTATTGCTTTCATCAAACCAGAATAATCACGAGTTAATGCGTTCACTACATCTTCTGGAACTTGGTCTACATTAACACCTTGTTTTTTGATTGTTTGGACTGCACCAACTTCTCGTTTCATTTCTTTATTTCCACCTCGACCTAAGTCTCCGTATCCCAATACATCTGCCATATTGTCAGAACCTAACACTCCACCACCTAATGTTGGATATTCATCTTGTTCTTGACTACCCAATGGTTTTGTGTTGTTCAATACTTCGTTCAACGCTTTGTTTGATGTGTATTGTTTTTTTGGTTTTTGTTTGACTTTTGGTTTAGGTTTAGAAATCGTTTCTGCTAATTTGATTTCTTCTTTGTCATTAATAAATATCTCACTCAGTTGTTTTTTGATTTCTTTACGGACAACTAATTCGATTATTTTTACTAATTCGTTTTTCTTCATTTGTACTCCTATTTTAACTTTACGATATTACTTAAAATATCATCATTAATTAAATTTTTTAATTTACCTGCAAATGGTGTTGGGAGTGTTGCTTGTCCAGCACCAATGTCGGTAGTTTCAATTACATCTAAAATATCTTCTAATAATTTTTTTAATGTATTACCAAGAACACCTGGTTCTAAATTTTCATCATCACCTAAATTTATACTTGGTGAATACACATTAAATTCTTCTCTTCCGTGAAACACAATTCTATTTGATTGAATTGTAATCTGTGGATTATTGTCTGGACTAAATACTTTTTTGTCAGTACCGAACCCAAAAGTTAGTTCTTCATTGGTTGTTAAATAAATAGAACTTTTTTCATTATCCAGATTCTCTTGATAAAATACTTCATCGTCATTTAAGTTTGTTCTGTCGATTCCAGCAACAATCTTTACATTTGGTGAATCAATATATTTTTTATCTTCTTCATTTGTTGTTTCGTTAAAAAAATCTTGAGATTGATTACTACCCAATCTAATTGAATTTCCAAATCTACCTTGTAAAATAGTATCACCCTCTCTTGTGATTAATTTTTTTGAACCATTAAAGTTCTCCGTAAAATATTTTCCAAGTTGAAAATTGTCAACTGGTTTTGAAGCGTACGAACTAATATTTGGTTTAGTGTTTGCTATTGGTGAGTTCTGAATGTTTAACTTGGACATATAATAATACTTACCCAAGAACTCGGTTCCCAATACCACTTCACCTCTTACTGGTATTTGTAAATTATTAGGGTCAAGTGGATAAAATAAAAATGTTTGTTCTATTGGACTATTTTGTTGCGACACGACATACCTACCACTAACGGCAGTAGCGTTAGAATCATTGACATCAGTCAATACATCTAAAACCTCTACGGGTTCAAAATTTAACATTAGTTTTCCTTACTGATAGAACTTTCTATTTCGTCTTTCTTGATTTGTAACTCTTGTACATCTGATTCTATTGCGTCCATAAGTTGTTGTTTTTCTTGTTCAGATAAACCAAACTCATCTCCCGAATCAGATGATACTCTTTTTTCTGCTGCTATAATTCTTTGAACGACGGTTGCTAATTTAACAAGTTGTTCATCGTTCTTGACATTGATTTCTAAATATTCTTTTAACATAGGAATTATCTGAACTGCTGTATCTCCATCTTTGATAAATCCCACAACCTCTTTCATCAATACTTCTAATTGAGTTTTATTGGTTTTGGAATTATCGTAGATGTCTTTGAATACATCAGATAAGGTTTTTCCTTCAAATATTTCGTAATCTTTTGCCATAAATTTTACCTAACAATAAATAGTAAGATGTCAAAAAATAGGAATATATATTTATATATTGGTTGATTTTTTTGGATTTACTATATAGTTATTATACGAAATCGGTTTCAAGACCGATTTTTGTTCATTTAAAGGGGGAAACTAAAATGAAAGACACAATCAAAATGATTATGGAAGCAGTAGGTGGAATTAAAGACTTACTACTTCACATAGTTGGCTTAGGGGTTCTCGTACAATTAGTATTTGTAGGTGGATTCTTAGGTATAGATGTTGTTGGTAATTTGATTAGTCTTGTAAATGTATTTGCAGAAAGTGGATTTGCAGGATTTATATCACTAATCGTGATACTCGGATTACTGAACAAATAAAGGTGGATTAAAAAGGGGAATAGAAATATTCCCCTTTTTTATTTTTTAACGATAATGATGTTTCCGTTTTCGTAGTGAAGTAAGTTAAGTTTGTTTTCATAATCTGATAACTGATTTAAATCTCTACTTAAATTATCATTTGTATGTTGTTCTTTTAAAATCTTAACTTCAACCCAAAGATGTAAATTTTCCATTACCCAATTATTACACATATCAGATATGATTTCATCATTGGTCATTCCTAAATGTTTACGACTCTCTATTTCATTTAAAATAATTTTACCTACAAGAGTAACTCCTAAAGTGTGGTCTTTAGTATGTTTACCACCTTCTAATGCTTTCTTACTCCATAAGTTTGCCCAACTTGGTTTGACAATACCTAATGTGGCGTTATAACCACCTAATAATCTATTCCATTGTTGTCTTTTTGAAGTTATACGACCAGATGGTAAAGTTCTTTCATTAGTAAAAAAGTCAGTATTAATGTTTGGGTCATCAATAACTTTTTGTTGTGCAAGGTATTGTTCTAAACAAAGTCTAAACGAAACCTTTATTTTAGTTTCTTGTTGTTTTGCTTTATTGATAAATTGTTCTGTATAAACTAACTTATAGAACTTTGTTTCTTTGATGTTAAATCCATAATTAACCATATTAGAATCTACGAATAAAATTTGTAAAAGTCAAGTGCTTTTTAAAAAAAATTTGTTATGTCAAGTTTATCTTTATTTTTTTTAACTTTTTTCTTAAACACTTTTCTATGTTTTTGAAGATTTTTGAATCCTTCTGGAACTTCATTATAAAAAATTTCTCCATTTTTAACTTGACCGAAATTAATATTCATAACTTCTTTATATAAAGTAATATCACAATTTTCATAGTGTTTAGCGTTCATAACTTCTTCTAAAACCTTTTCAGTATCAATAATACCTCTGTCGTCTGTATTTTCATTAATTAACCTTTCAACATAAACTTTAAGGTCTTGATTTTCTTTTTTTGTAGTCCAAATTGAAAAGACAAAATATGGATAAAAATTTTCAACATAGTCTTTACCAATTGTTAAAACTCCGTCTTCAAATTTCCACATACCTTTAATGTAATCTTGGATTATTACATCTCTTGAAAAGTTAATTGGAAAAATGTGTTCAATATTTGGATAACTATCGTCAGTTGATTTATCCCAATTTTTTTTAAAAGAATGTACTCGTGTAAGTTCATTATACTCTACTGGTAAACTACGACTTACCAATCCAGACTTTGTTCCTCTTCTCCCTTTACCCCAATCTTTAAGTTTGTTATAAACTTCTCTTCTCAAAATTTCTAATTTGACGGGGTTTCTAAAAATATTATAACTCATACTTGAGTTATTTAAATATGAGTCCATATTTGCTATAGCAAAATCTTCTTCAGTTTTTATATGATTGTCGCAATAGTTTTGTATGTCTTGTAGTGCGGTATATATTTTTGCCCTTTCTCTTGGTGTAAAGGCCCGTACTAACTGGTGGTCAATTAAAAAATTTGGTTTCATTGTTGCAACCAACTTCCAGTATATTTGGTTTCAATGGAACCGGTTGCTAAATAATTCTTTTGTAAATGAGCGTGATGTTTTTTCAACACATTAATAACTCTTGTGATGTGTTGTGTATTACTACCAGTCATTTCTCTAATCAGAATATATAATGCTTTTTTATTGAAGTTCTCAATGTTTTGTCTTTGTTCCATTAAATACAAGACTGAATTGGCAACATCAATATCTTGTTTTCTTTTAAACACGGTAGTCAGATTGTTTGACCAGTATTCAACAAACAAATCCATATATTCTTTTTGTCCTTCCAGAATATCTATTCGTTGAGTTTCTCCTAAAGCATCTCTTTTGTAATCTGTAACTTCATCTGATTCGGTTTGTTTTAATTTTTTGTAGTTGTTATTATTATGTAGAATAAGATAATTCTTTGCCACAATACTGAAATAACTAAATGCCTTTCCTTTACCTTCTGTGAACTTATGCATATTCATATATAAGAAACTTACAACTTCGTGTTTCACATCTTCACTCGGAACATCAAAGTAATAAAACTTAAATGTATGGATAATATTTTCTGCCAATTTCTCAAAGGGTGTTCTGATATGTTCGTTGTAAATTCGTTCCCTCATATGTGGACGAGTTTCTTTATTGTGTCTGATGATTGCGTCTTCTGTTCCTTGGTGGAAGTAATATCTTGGTGAACCTTTCTTTGCTTTTCTTGGCATTATATCTCCTGTTCTGTTATTTCGTTTAACTCTTCTACTGCTTCTTTTATTGCTGTGAACACTACACCAATCTCATCATCAGCTTCAAATGTTCCTTTGTCGTCTATTTCTTTTAGTGTTGATTGTGTTTCATTGATTCTATCAACATAACCTTCAATCCAAGTTTCAAGTCTTTCTACTTTTCTCATTAAGTTAAACACAACATAACTTAATGTCAAGCAAAAAATACTTAATATTATATATCCTATCATTTTTTCGGTTCTCCAAATAGTTCGTTAAATATATCTTTTGGGTCAGTTGATTTTGTAAACTTTTCTTTTACTTCGTTATCAACTGCCTTTTTAATTTTATCAACTGACTTTGCAACTTTATTACTTTCAACTTCATCACCTCTTCTCCATTGGTCTGATTCAATGTGTGTTGCCATCATATCTGCTTGATGAAGAATATATGCGATATTAGATTTTAATCTAAAGTCTGGATTAAAACTTGTTAGATATTTTTTATTTGCTTCTTCATACATTCCGTCAGTTAACATCAATCCAATATATTCCCACTCAGACATCTTAATTCCAAAGTGTTGTAGAATAAAAAACGCTCTATCCGTTACAACCATATATTGTAATTTAGGATTGTGTGTAAATATACTTCCTTGGTTCTTACGATGCCAATCTGATTCTTCCGGTACATAATAGTCTTCTTCTAAATCTCCTATCTTACCTAAATCGTGATGAAGTGCTGCAAAGATTAATTCTTCATTTGTAAAGTTTATCTCGGCACCATTTTGTTCCCAAGTATCTCTTACTTGTTGAGAGAACTTAACAACGTGTAGTATGTGTTCTACATAACCACCAACCATTGCGTTGTGGAAATGTGCTTTACCACTCGCAGGTGCCATACACATTCTATCTTCAAAGAAGTCATACATCTTGTTTAGTTTTTCTAATCTTTCTCCACTAAATGTATCGTTGATTATTCCACGAAGTTCTTTCCAAT